GATAGTAACAACAAAAACAGCGGGGCTTAAGACGCGATAATATGCGGAAGGCGATCCAACTCCCTCGAGGCGGCATCTTAGCGTGGCTTAAGCCCCCCTGTTTTCTTGTTACTTCACGCACGAAACTTGCGCACCATTGCGACTAGGAGAATGTGGTGAGTCGACGGCTAGAAACAAGGAAAGCTGCGGTTATCTTCAGAAGATAACCCAGTTACCTTGTTTATAGCTGGCGAGCTCGACCACATTCTTCAGCAATGGATGCCCAAGTTTCATTCATCCTGTCGCCTTGTTCGTCGTACCATCTGACAGCGATGACGAGGTATTACTAGACCAGCGTTGGAAACAACCCCCGAATCACAAATGTCAATGGGAAGCTTGTCATTTGTGATTCGGGGGTTTTTCCCCACGCTTCGACGTAATACCTTGGCAGCGATGACAGATGGTTCACGAATACTTATTTTGATCTGTCTCCGGAGGCCGTGGTTGGAGAGGCCATCCAATGGAATTGGACATTGATCGACCTCATGTCTGAGGTCGCGGGTCTGGGCTGGCCCAGAAGTGTATCTAACTGAGCGTAGCGAACTAACTAATTTAAGTAAGTTATAACTGTTGTATTCGTATGTTAACGCTAGGTGTTCCCTTAGATAACTAAGGTAATGTATTGTTATTGTTTATTGTATGTACTCTGAGATTATCAATGAGAGTTAGTATGAATGTGTCTATACAGTGTGGAACTAATGATAGTACAGGTAATGAGACACACACAGGACATCGTGTGGAATCAGTAGTGTGACCCCCCTACGCCCCCGACAATCTAAAAGTGAACCCCCACCCATACCCCCCGTTTGAGCGTAGTCTTGAGGCCCACGATGATCCCCGCAATGACGGGGTACTGGGGGAATGATTACGCTGCAAGCGTAAGAATACCCTCTCATACTTTGTCAACCAAACTACGGGCTTTCTGAGCGACAACTCAATTTGTCGATCATTTTCTTAAAAAGGGGGTATTTCTCCTGTGTGAAATTAACCATATATAAGAAATAATTACCAAACAAAGAGAATGGTTAACCCTTGACAACCTATACTTTCATCCATAGGTTACCCACAGGTTTCCTACCGATAACTCCCTCTAAAAACTTCTCTAAAGCTCGGTCTACCCTCTCACTCTTCAGTACATCTGCAGCTTCATCTACTGACTGCGCCATATGTTCAACCCAGTATCCACAAGCCATACTCAGTGCATCCAACCTGTCGTCATGCCTAAGTGCACCTTTGTCACGAGTTATCCTTGACAACTGGTACATAAGGAGATAACTAAGGTTATCCGCAGTTGCTCCTCCTCTTTGACTTAGACTGTTATAATCATTAATTATAATCCTAGGATCTAAGATTAACCTATGATTACTTAAGAGAGGCTCTAGGGTATCTATGATCCTTAGTTCTTTTTGTTTGTTATGTCTTACTTCTTCTATAGTTACATTATATCCACATTCCAATAGGATAGGCTTTAGTAACTGATTAAACATACCATCCCCAAAGTTTGCCTCTATGATTAGTCTATTTACTTGGTTGTCTTTAGCAATCTTAGCGAGCTTCCTAAGTGTGTTTTTGTCGTACCCACCCTTAAAGCCTCCAGCGTCTGCAACAAACAACTGACTAGCCAGGATCTTCACTACAGCGTACCCGGTTTCGTCCTGACCGCGCCCTGACGGATCAATAGCCATTACAGCACCTGTGTACTTCTCATGGCCGCTGCTGACCTCCATGGGCTTGTGGTAATAGTCACCACTGAACCCTACATTTGGTATCTCCCGTATAATCAGGTCTGGACTACTGGCCCACACCAGCTTGGGACTAGCGAACTCCCTATCGAGAGGATGAACAATAAAATCACTAAGCTTAAGGGGATAGCGCTCAAGATCACTGAGCCTACTGTCGAGCATGAACTGTAGGGCAAACCCAGCCTTCCCATAGGAAGCCTCGCGTTCCTGTAGGTCAAACTCATTGAATCTGTCGGGATCTACAGGTTGCCCCTCAAGGCCCTCAGGATCCTCCTCCAGCCCTGTTGTTATGATATTTGCTAGTCTATCCCCATAGATCGTCTTGGCCTTGCTAGGGTATCTGGCGGGCCATATACGTGTTTCATAACCGCGCTCTAGAAGAGAATTATAGAGTGTCTCTTCTGACTGGGGTGTACCCAGAAATATGATCCTACCCTCAGGCTTAAGGATAGCCTCAAACTCCTTTACAGTTTCCCCCAGCCTATCCCGCATCAACTGCGTCATACTGTTGTTTGCTGACTCAACATCATCAGCAACAATGATATCAGCGCGGGAACCAGTGAGTTGGCCCGTGACTCCCACTGATTTAACGCTGGGTGCATGAGCTGCAGGGGCTGGCCCTACATCAAAGCTAATCTTGGAGGATCTTTGTTCCTCTCGGGGGATCAGGTGCTTCAATATGGCCATCTCAGAGATTAACCGGAGTGTAAACGTAGAGAAGTCGTCTGATCGTGTTTTTGATGCTGATACTACAAGAAAATTAAGCTTGGGGTTCAATAATAGCTGATGACACACAAAGGCACTGGTAATCCAGCTCTTACCCACCCCACGGAAGGCTTGAATTACCACCCGTCTTGGGCCATCTTGAACGTACTGAGCGATGTCGTTCTGTACGGGGGTCGGACAAGGGAGATTCAAATGTTTCCATACCAGATACAGAAAGTTTCTGAAGTCTTTCAACCGTGGATCCATATTGGAGCGTAAAGGGGGCATAGAGACGTTATGAAAGGGTTTTGGTACTATGGGAGGTAAGGATACTACGAAGGCTCCTAGGGCTGATTCTGGGCCAAAGAAGGTGGTTATAAGGATCAAACGGAGAAAGCTGGGCCGTTATAAGGCTTTGGGCATTGCTCATCCCGATGGTTTGATTGAGATTGACCCTAGGCAAACCCCTAGGGAGTACATGGATACGCTTATTCATGAGCTTCTTCATCAGGTAAAGGCTTCTTCCTACTGGGATGAGACTGCAGTGACAAAAGTAGCGAATGCTCTGAGTCATCACTTGTGGGAAGAAGGTTATCGAAGAATGGATTCATAGCTCTCCGCAGGGTCTGCAGAAAGGTCATCCATGTTCTTACATCGGTATCTGACTTACCGAAGTTGGCAAAGGCACAAGCTAAAACAACATTATCTTCATCGTACCCTTTTTCAGAGTCAATACGGTCAACAGTGACCAACTGGGGGTGTCTCTTGAAGATCGAGTAGGTTAACATGGGTATCTGAGTCCAGAAGCAGTATCCGCGCTGTTCGTCCCAGAGTTGACGCAGGTATTCTCGTTCAATGGTTACCTTAAGTTTTTTCTTACTTGCCTTACCGTTCCGATGTGCTCCATGCCACAACCTGTAGTCCCAGTTGTTATCCCGATACTTCCGCTGATTCAGGCGGTGTTTCTTCTTTTGATCTGGTGTCAATTTTGATGATTGTCCCTTTTTCATCATATGGCAGTTCCTCCAAGATATTTAACAAGGGAGACCCTGAAGCGGGTGTAACCGTAATGTTGTTATCCTTCAACATCTGGCGAGCTACGTTTAAGTCAGTAGGTGTAGCTTCACCGTTTTTTATACGGTTTAATAGCTCTGAAGCGAGAGCTGCATGGATTTGCCCCAGAGTCTCCTCGTTAAGTTCTTGTAGTATATCAGCCATCTTTAGTAAATGTTATTTCTTCTTCTTAATAGGAGTCATCTTTTTTATTAATTCTTTTGTACTGGTGGTATACGTTCCGGCTTTTCCCATGGTTAAAGGAGACCGTACAAAAGGAAAAACTGGGCTTTTCTTCTTCTTCTTACCCATAAGAAGATCTTTCCAGAATTTCGGAAGATTTTTAACCTTCTTTGCTATACTACTTTTTTCAGCCATAATTACTCATCCTCTCCACCCAAAGCGCCGGCATACCAGCCCTCTGGAAGTTTAACCTTGTTCTTGGACAGAATCCACTCCCCATCCTTTCGGAAGTAGATCTTTCCGCTAACATTAGGCCCAATCCGAACTATGTCGGTGTCAGTCTTTACGAATACTACTCTCGTCGTCCCGCAACCTATCGCGCATAGTAGAACGAAAGTTATCCCTAATTTCTTTTTCAGTTGTCGCATCGCTGCCCTTTACATCCTGCTTGATCTCAGACTTTAGTAAGCCTGAGAGCCACTCAAGGATTGCCTTGATAAAAGCTGCCACATTAAGGCTTCTTTGCCGAGTATTCCTTAAGCGCATCCACAATCGATTGTCCTCCGATGTAGGCTGGAACAATAATAATAATTGCTCCAATAAGGTTTTCTGCTATTGCCGGTGAGAGGTTAAACCACTCAGTACACATGACTGCTAATAGGCCTCCAATGGCCATCCATAATTTTCTGGATTTTAACTTT